CAACTTAATGAACAAAACAATACACACTTCAAGATCGACTTTAAACAAAAAGCAACTAATTCAGAAGTAACAATTATCTCACAATATCTACAACAGTGGAGTAAAATACAAAACTTTGAAACACGTATGTTTAGAATATTTAGAAATGCATTTAAATATGGTGATCAATTCTTTGTGCGTGATCCAGAAACACAAAAGTGGTTTCATGTTGATACAGGCAATGTAACAAAAATTATTGTAAACGAATCAGAAGGCAAGCTACCAGAGCAGTATGTAATCAAAGACTTTAATGTAAATTTTAAAGATATGGTTGCTACAACACCGTTTGATACAACAGGTACTGGACCAACAGGTGCAGGATATCCTAGTGCAGGTACAACTAACATGACAGGCAAAGGTCCTATACCTACTGGCAATCGTTGGCAAAATGAAGAAAACGAAACTTGTATCGATGCAAAGCATATAGTACATCTAAGTTTGTCTGAAGGCTTAGATAAAAATTATCCATTTGGTAATTCATTATTAGAAACTGTATTCAAAGTATACAAACAAAAAGAATTATTAGAAGACGCAATTATTATTTACAGAGTACAACGTGCACCAGAGCGCAGAGTATTTTATGTAGATGTGGGCAACCTGCCAAGCCACTTGGCAATGCAATTTGTCGAAAGAGTAAAGACAGAAATACATCAAAGACGTATTCCATCACAAACAGGCGGCGGGCAAAATGTTATAGACAGTAGTTATAACCCGTTGTCAATAAACGAAGATTATTTCTTTCCACAAACAGCAGAGGGAAGAGGATCTAAAGTTGAAACACTTCCAGGCGGAACTAACCTAGGAGAAATTGATGACCTTAGATACTTTACTAATAAGTTGGTACGCGGATTACGTATCCCAAGTTCGTACTTACCAACTGGAGCTGATGACGCATCAAGTCAATATAATGATGGACGTGTCGGAACTGCTTACATACAAGAACTTCGTTTTAACACCTATTGTGAACGTCTGCAAGGTTTAATTGCAGAAGAGTTTGATCAAGAGTTTAAGCGTTATATGCTCGACAAAGGTGTAAACATTGATACTTCTATGTTTAGTTTAAAGTTTCAACCACCACAAAACTTTGCAAGTTACAGACAAAGTGAAATTGATAATGCAAGGGTTCCTACATATACACAGATGGCTGCACTACCGTATGTCTCTAACAGATTTGCGCTAAAAAGATTCTTAGGCATGACTGATGAAGAGATTGCAGAAAACGAACGTCTATGGCGTGAAGAAAATGAAGAAGACCTAGAACCGATGACAGATGACGCAGCAGCAGAACTGCGAGGTGCTGGAATTAGTAGTTCTGGAATAAGTAGCGACTTAGACGGAATAGAAGATACAGCTGATGACGAAAATGATCCAATCCAAGGTTCCGAAGGCGAAGGACCAGAAACAACTACCGGACAAGATTTAGCGGGAAGACCAACCTCTAGCACAGACCAAACGATATAAATACTAACATGATACTAAGAGAATTATATTATTTTGATAAAGAAACAATCGAACCTATTGAAAATGACAGGTACGAGCCAGAAGATGATACCTCTCCGGTAGACTATGATGACACACGTAAAACTAGACTTACTCTGCGTCAGATAAATCGTATTAGAAAAGCAGCTGATTTGCACAAAGAAGAAAAAGTAAAAGATCTTCATTTTGTTAGACAGATGTACGGTGTATCTGCAAATGCAGAGGCAGCTATGTAGTGGCAAAGATAGACAAGAGTCAATATACTAAATCAGAATGGCAAAGAATTAAACAAGCAAGACGCTTGGCTAAAAAAGCGGCTCAACATCAAAAAGAATTTAATCAAACTATTATTCGCAAACCAATTGAACCAAAAGTAAATGGTTCAACTGCATTTGTTATCGGCAATGGCACAAGTCGAGCTCCGGTGCAATTAGAAAAACTAAAACCATTAGGAAAAATATATGGTTGTAATGCATTATATAGAGAATTTAAACCTGACTATCTTATTGCTGTAGACACTAGGATGGTAATTGAAATATCTAAGCAAGGTTGGCAATTAGAAAATCCTGTTTATACAAATCCAAATAGAAGTTATCAAAAGATAGAAGGATTAAATTTATTCAATCCATCTAAAGGTTGGTCAAGTGGACCGACTGCAATGTGGTTAGCAAGTCAACATACGTATGATACAATTTATATTTTAGGATTTGATTATAAAGGTTTAGAAAATGGACGTTGGGTAAACAATATGTATGCAGGTACAATGAATTATAAAAAAACTAGCGACCGTGCAACATTTTATGGAAATTGGCTCAAGCAAACTACAATTACTGTTAACGAATATCCTAAAATTAATTACATTAGAGTGATCGATCGAGACGGATTTATTCCAAAAGAATTGGTAAATATCAAGAACATGAAGCATATATACATTGAAGAATTTATGCAAATACACAATTTAACGTAGTATTTAATGGTGTTACGGGCATCAAATCGTGCCGTTTCGCACCATTTTCGTGCAAATAAAGTAAATAATATTGACAGCCCATACCGTGTAAGCGGTATTTATTTTTTAACAGGAGAAAACAATGGCAGATCGTAGTAAATTTGAAGAAATGCTCGAGCTTCTTGTCAATGAAGACAAAGAAGGCGCAGAAGCATTGTTCCACGAGATTGTAGTAGAAAAATCAAGAGATATTTACGAGTCACTACTAGAGGACGAAGAAGTAGACGAGTCAGATGACGAAGTTGAAGAAGCGTCAGACGAAGAAGTAGATGAGTCAGACGAAGATCTAGATGAAGCAGACGAAGAAGTAGATGAGTCTGATGACGATCTAGAAGAAGGTTTTGACCTAGATGAGTTTGAAGTAGAAGCTGATCCAATGATGGGCGGCGATCCAGCAGACGATATGATGGGTGATATGGAACCAGACATGGACGACGACGACATGGACATGGACGACGAAGGTGACATGGAAGACCGTGTTGAAGACCTAGAAGACGCACTAGAAGATCTAAAAGCAGAATTTGAAAAAATGATGGCCGGTGATGACGAAGGTGACGACGATATGGACATGGACATGGACGACGAAGAACCAGAAGAAGAAGGTTATGCATTTGAAGCAGCAGACGAAGAAGTAGACGAAGCAGCAGACGAAGAAGTAGACGAAGCAGCTGACGAAGAAGTAGATGAGTCTGATGACGAAGAAGTTGAAGAGTCAACAACACCAAAAAGCGCAAGCGAACAAATGCGTGAGTACGTAGAGAAAGTTGCTCCAGCTAAAATGGGCGACAACGGCGCAAATGCAAAATCAGTAGTTGCAAGTAAAAACGATATGGGCGGAACAACTGCAAATATCCTACGTGCAGATACAGAACAAAGCGGTGAAGCAGGAGCAGGTACAACTATTAAAGGTAACCCAGTTCAGAAGCAAGCACCTGCAGCAATGAACACTAAGAACATTAACGTTCCTGGTGGTAAAGCTGGCAAAACTGGATTTAAAAAGAGTGAGCCAGGACACGGCGCCGAAAAGAAAGGCAAGCCAGAAACTGCTGACAAAGGCGCAGGTAGCATGTTAAATGGTGCACCTAAAAGAGCCAAGTAAGCAAGACAAGGACGTTTGAATGAGAAACCTACGAGAGCACTTAACATTTGACCAAGCTAAGATGGTTGTTGAGTCTGCTGAAAATGGCAAAGACCTTTATATGAAGGGAATTGTTATACAAGGCGGGATACGAAATGCTAATCAGCGTATATATCCTGTAGAAGAAATAGGCAGGGCTGTCAAAACTCTTAACGACCAGATTACTGGCGGATATACGCCACTCGGAGAAGTTGATCATCCAGAAGGACTTAATATTAACTTAGATCGTGTAAGCCATATGATCACAGATATGTGGATGGATGGCCCAAACGGTTACGGCAAGTTAAAAATACTACCAACTCCGATGGGACAACTAGTTAAAACAATGCTTGAAAGCGGAGTTAAGCTAGGTGTTTCATCAAGAGGTAGTGGTAATGTTAGCGAAGACGGAAGCGGACACGTTTCTGACTTTGAAATTATCACTGTGGATGCGGTTGCTCAACCTTCCGCACCCGGTGCATATCCAACACCAATTTACGAGCACCTTATGAATGCACGTGGAGGGTATAAGGCATACGAAATAGCACAGGCAACTAAAGAAGATATAAAGGCACAAAAATATTTAAAGGAGTCGCTGATTAACATAATCAGTAAACTCCAATAGTAAGGAAAAAACCATGTTAGAAGCACTGACAAAACTTTTCGAAAATGATGCAATTAGCGAAGAGCTCAGAGCTGAAGTTGAAGAAGCTTGGAATGCAAAAGTTACAGAGAACCGTCGAGCGGTTACTGCCGAATTGCGTGAAGAGTTCGCACAAAAGTACGAACACGACAAGCAGACAATGGTTGAAGCAATAGATCAAATGCTATCAGAAGGACTTGCAAGTGAGATTGAAGAGTTTGCAGAAGATAGAAAACAACTAAGCGAAGCAAAAGCAAAATATGCTATTGCTATGCGTGAAAATGCAGATCTTCTAAGAGGATTTGTAGTTGATCAACTTAAAACAGAGATTGTAGAGCTACGTGCAGATAAACGTGCAATGCAAGAAAACTATAGTAAGTTGGAAGAATTTATTGTTCAATCATTAGCTTCAGAGATTGCAGAATTTTACGAAGATAAAAAAGATTTAGCTGAAACAAAAGTTCGTCTTGTGCGCGAAGCCAAGACACATATTGCTAAAGTCAAGAAAGATTTTGTAGAAAAGAGTGCAGCATTAGTATCTGAAACAGTAGCAAAAACTCTTGCAAAAGAGATTGGCGCATTAAAAGAAGATATTGATTCAGCACGTAGAAATGACTTTGGACGCAAAATCTTTGAAGCATTCGCAAATGAGTATGGTTCTTCATATCTAAATGAAAAATCAGAAACTGCAAAATTATTAAAAGTTATTGATGTTAAAGATAAGCAACTTTCAGAAGCTAAAGCATTTGCATCAAAAGCTAAAAAACTTGCAGAAGATATTAGTATTGAAAAAGCAAAACTAGTAGAATCAGCAAAGAGAGAAAAAATTATGAACGACTTAATTGCTCCTTTAAGCAAGGAACAACGTTCAATAATGACAGACTTACTGGAAACAGTTCAAACGCAACGCCTAACAGCATCGTTTGAAAAATATCTACCGGCAGTTATTGACGGTAATGCTCCAGCAAAGAAAACTAAGGCACCACTTACAGAAGGCAAAGAAATCACAGGCAACCGTGAACAATCACAAAACACTAGTTCTAAAGCAGACGATCACAATGTCGTAGACATTAAACGTCTAGCTGGATTATAATAAGGAGATATACCAATGTCAGAACTACTAGAAAGTCGCTGGCAGGACACAAAAACAGCACTTCTTGAAGGCCTATCAGGCAACAAGAAAAGCGTTATGGCAGCTACACTTGAAAACACACGCAAGTACTTGTCAGAGAGCGCAACTGCTGGTGCGACATCTGCCGGTAACATCGCAACACTTAACCGTGTTATCCTACCAGTTATCAGACGTGTAATGCCAACAGTTATTGCAAATGAGTTAGTTGGCGTTCAGCCAATGACTGGTCCAGTTGGTCAGATTCACACACTACGTGTTCGCTATAGCGACACATATGGCTCAGGCGCAAGCGGAGCAGTAGCAGGTGAAGAAGCACTATCACCATTTAAAATTGCAGAAGCATATTCAGGTGCCACAAGTGGCAAAGCTGAAGCAACTGCGGCATTAGAAGGTGCAGCTGGTAACCAACTAAGCATCCAGATCTTAAAACAAACCGTCGAAGCAAAGACACGTAAATTGTCAGCACGTTGGACATTTGAAGCAGCACAAGACGCTCAGTCACAACATGGTATCGACGTAGAAGCAGAGATTATGGCTGCTCTAGCACAAGAAATTACTGCTGAAATTGACCAAGAGGTCCTAGCATCTCTAACATCATTAGCAGGTTCTGCTGCTGATACATACAACCAAGCAGCAGTTTCAGGTACAGCAACATTTGTTGGTGACGAACATGCAGCTCTTGCAGTTCTAATCAACCGTGCATCAAACAGAATTGCTCAGCGTACACGCAGAGGCGCAGGTAACTGGGCTGTTGTTTCACCAACAACACTAACAATTCTACAAAGTGCTACAACTTCAGCGTTTGCTCGTACAACTGAAGGTACATTTGAAGCACCAACTAACACAAAACTAGTTGGTACATTGAATGGTGCAATGAAAGTATATGTAAACACATATGCAGCAAATGATGACGTACTAGTAGGTTATAAGGGTACTTCAGAGTCAGACGCAGCAGCGTTCTACTGCCCATACATCCCACTAATGTCTTCAGGTGTTGTTCTTGATCCGCAGTCATTCGAACCAACCGTATCATTCATGACACGTTATGGTTACGTTGAGCTATCAAACACAGCATCGTCTCTAGGTAACGCAGCTGACTATTTGTCACTAATCGACCTACAGACAAATGCAGCAAGCCTAAGCTTCTCATAAGTTTAGATTTAAAATTAAGAAAAAAGGCCTTACGGGGCCTTTTTTTATGACTTTTTTAAAAAAAAGACTTGACTTTTGTTTTGTTTATGCTATATTAAGTACATAACAAAGACGACGGTCTGAGTTAGATAGTGCAAGGAAACGCTGCTTGGTAGAGGCAGTAACTTGGCTAGTAGTTGTAGTGACAGCGCATGAGCAAGGAGACTTGAAGATGTGTTTTTGG